CCGTCGCCACGTTCAGCGTGTTGAGCGTCAGGTTGCTAAGCGCGGCGTCGCCGGTGATCTGATAAATGTTGGAAACGCTCTTGAACACCATGAGCGATTGAATAATGCCGCCCAGCTGGTTGAACAAGGCGAGGCCGCCTGCGCAAGTCAGCGGAACGTTGTCGCCAAAAGTGAGCACCTGAGTAGGGTTGGTGATCACTGTAGGCGTCAAGACATCGGAAAAATAAGCACCTGGCTGCGAGTTCGGCGGGTTAACCAAAAAATAGCAGCGCCCATTGAAATTGGACACCCACTGCGGCGGAAAAACAAGCGGATTGATGGTCGTGTTCTGCGCTGTCCAAGTCAGTGCAGAGGGGTTCAACGTCTCCAGCACCCCAAAAAAAGCCCCACCGGCGCCAGTGAAACCCGGATGCGCAACGATGATCTTGGTCCCGACCAGTGCCATTACTGGCGGATTCCATGCCCCTGTTTGCGCAGGGCTGATCGGCGTGTTGACGGCGGTCACACCCGAAATTGCGGTGAAGCTATTGGTCAGGATGTTGTAGCAAAACGGCTCATCCTGCCCGGGGTTGCGTGCCGTAGACATCATGCCGTACAGCCGGTTGCCAATAACGACCGTGCATGAAATGAACGTGGGCGTGGTGAATGATGAAGCCGGGTCGTTGAGCAGCAGCGCCGCCGGCCGGCACTGCCACAGGTCATCGGTCGAAGGGTCTGGGATCAAGTTTTGAAGGTTGGACATCGCTCCAGGGAACGACGTAGACGAGTCGAGCGTATCTGATGCCCCATGCGGCGACCACGCTAGCGGCTGCGCTTTCCGAAGGGCCATCTCACGGCCAGCCTATCGTCTTGGTCGATGGCAGGCGATCCCACCGGCTTATGCCGAACCGGCGCCGATCGAGCGACACCACCTTGGCCCGGCCCTCCGGATCATCCTTTAGGTTGAGGTATCGCCGCAAGAGCACCCCAGCCCCCTGCGGGTTTGACTCCTCCTTGTCGGTCAAAAAGCTTGCCGCGCGGTCGTCGTCGGCAAACTGCATCATCTCGCCAGCGAGGCGCGTGATCAGATACTGCGTGTTCGGAAACCACGGGATCGTGTTGCTCGATTCGGGCGTAGTAATGTCGGGCATCAACTGAAAATAGCGCACGAGCACTGACGTCGAGATCGACGGCGGCGGCCATACGAACTCCTGCGGCTGCCCGCCGGTGGCGATCGGCGACATATCGACATAGAAATTGCGCGGGAAGTCGTTGAAACCCGGCTGTTGCGTGAGCAAATCGAACTCCCACTGTTCGATTCGGGTGAGCTCGTAAGGCTGGAATGCGACCGTATAGAACTGCTTGCCCTGCTGCGTGCGCAGGTAGTTCGCTGGCAGCAGATAAGGCCCCGAGCCCAGCCCGGTCCCAGGCTGGTTCGACACGTTCAGCTGAAACGTCGTGGTGCCGCGCGCCGCCTCAAAATCGTAGGTCTGCGACAGCTCTTGCAGAATGGCGTTAAGCTTCTGCCCAGCAAGAGCGGCAAACCCCGGCGTTTTCGCGATCTGATTAGCCAGATTGACTATTTGCGCGGCTGTCTGCGGCATGCCCGTTCACCATCGCACGCAGCCGGAAAACCTTATCCTGCAAGGCTTCAGCCTCCGCGCGCTCTTTTTGCAGGTTGATCTTGGTCGTCTCACGCGCATTCTTGTACGACGGCGGCAGGCTATCAACCGACCAGCTACCCCGCCGTCCGGACGCCTCCCAATCGACCTTGGCCTGTTCCTCAAGCGTGACGATCATGCCTTCATACTTCTCGATCCGAGACACTTGCTCTTTCAGCCGCGCCGCAGAATCCATCAGCTCGTAACGCGCCATCTGCCGATCGACTGCCATAAGCAAACGGTCAAGCGACTCGTTGAGTTCGTCAGCGGCGGTGTCGAGCGGCAGCGGTGCCAGCCGCACCTGAAATGCGCGCCCACCGTCCGCCCCAAAGACGATCTGTAGCTCGACTGCGGGTGTCACCTTTACAAAATCTTGCATCCTAACTCCCCTGCACGATGCTCCGCAGCTGCCCTATGGCACCGTCCATCTGATCAACGGACATCGTCCAGTTGCGCGGCGTTCGGTCGCCCATGAAATTGCCGTAGCCGATCCCCGGCGGTGGCCGCCAGCGGCGCCGGGTGCGATGGTCGCGCACCTCGGTGAGTTCCTCATGCGCCCAGCCCCGGTTCATCTGCTCGATCAGCACATGCGCCACGTCCGGCGGCACGTGATAAACGTTGTCGGTGTGGAACTGCTTGCCGTCCAGCATGATGTAATTGGCATGCCCGGCAAGTTGCAGCATGATCGGCACCGTCTGCTTTTTCGGATCGTGCGCCTTGCGTTCCTCGTCAAGGAATTGAGCATACAGCGCGTCAGAAAGCTTGTCCTGCTGCTCTTTGCGGACCACTTCGCGCGCCTTCACGCGCAGCGCCTGTTTGGCTTCCTCGGTGAGCAAGTCCTGATCGAACCGCATCGGGTCGTCACGCTGCGGCTTGATATCGACACCTTTGCTTTTGGCGTCGGTGCGTCCGGGCTTGCCGTTGTCCATGATGGCCATTAGGGACTCCCTGCAAGCGTCCAAGCCGCAGCCGAAGCTGCTGCCCGACGCGAAAGTAGAATAGGCCAACCCGTACCGTCGACACCCACAATGTCACCGGGCAACATTTTCAGCCAGCCCCGGTTGGGCACGAAAAGCTGCCCAGCGCGCGACCAGCCCCAATTCTGGTTGTTCGGTTGCGCCGGATTCTGATCGTCCTTGATCAGCTGCTGAATCGTAGCGATATCAGCATCCGCGCGCACAACCGAAGACGCAATTCCGTCCGGCGTGATGAACGATCCGGGGAACGACAGCGCCGTAAGCGCAGCGTTCGTCGCAGCTGTACCTGTTGCCATTTATGGTCCACCCGTGGGCCAAGTGTTGATCGACGCCAGCGCAGCGTTGATCTGCGTTGCCATGTCAGCGGCCATCGCGTTAGTCAGGGTGGTGACATCGCCGCCGGTGAGCGTCTGCCCCGCGCCAGCACCGATCACAACCGGAATAATTGCCGGGTTGCCAACGAAACCTTTCGTCTGCCCGCTTCCACCACCACCCGGCAGCATCTGGCCAGCAGCCGGCGAAAGAACCTCCATCGGTCCGGCACCAGCGCCGACGAAGTCGATATTGACCTGATAGCGGATTTTGAAAGGCATGTTCTACTCCTGTCCCAGGGGAAAAGGGAGGGACTTTCGCCCCTCCCCCCTGGCTGTTAGCCGAAGGTCACGCTGAAGGCCGAAGTGCTCTCGATCCGCATGAAAAACTGCACGTTCTCCAAGAGCGTTCCATAAAATGCCTTCCAACCGACGATGCGCAGCTGGTTCAAGGGATCGGACTTGTCGGCGTCCTTGAGGTAGGTGAACCGCACATCGTCAAGTTTGACCTGCCCGTAGCCGCCGCGGCCGAAAATGAAGGTCGGATAGACCGTGATGCCCGCGCCGGGCGCCGCCGGCGGCACCTGCGGGATGCCCACTGCCGTGATCAGAACGGTCTGACCGGGGTTCATCTGGGTTGCCTGCCCCGCGTAAGGCCCAACAGTCGGACCCGCGGTCGATACACCCAGATTGAACGGCGGGTTAGAGTTGGCCGCATTGATGTAGACCGAAAAGGTGAAGCCCGCCAGCGCCGGCAGAACCACCTGGATCGCTTGGTTGAGAGTGACCACCAGACCAGTCTGCACCGCATAGATACGCGACTCGTATTGGTTCTGCGTGTCCTGCGCGGTGACCTGCACCGAATAGGTGCCCGCCGCCAGCGCGCCGCCGGCAGTCGCAGTCGCGGTGATCTGCGCCACCCCAGTGAAGGTCGGCACGAGGTTCGATCGGCAGAACCGGATGCCGGCCCACTCTCCGAGCTCGTAGTTGTAGAGCCGGTTGATGTCAGAAAACGTCCACGCTTGGTTGATGGCGGGATTTTCCCGCATATCCGCCACGACAAGGGTGTGGCAGACCGAGGTGTAATGCGGCATTTGCCGCGGGTTGTTGGAAGCCCGCGCCCCGCCCGCGTCGGCTTCCAACCGGGTGTCTGTCATCTCATCGCCCATGAAGCGCGGGGCCCCGAGCGTCTCGAGAATGGCAGTCGCCCGCACCACTTCATGCGGGTTCATCACGTCACCCGCCACTAGGGCGCCACGTGAGCCGCGTGAATTCACGTAATTGATCTGTGGGCCTGCGAGCAGGTTGTTGAACGTGTTGCGTTCGAACGTTTCGGCGATTTGCAAGGCGAGTAGCTCTTTCGCCTTTACGAACAAAGGGTGCTTGATCGTCAGTTCGCCCACGTCTGTGATGGTGATCTTGTCGCCCCACTGTTGCGCAGTAGCACTGACCTGAGAAATGGTCATATTCTGACCAATGGGCGGCACGCCTTCAGACAGCGGCGCAAAAGGAAGCGGCACGCGGTTGTAGCGAGTCGCTGTGTAGGCCGTGCCGCGTCCTTTAGGAAGCGTGAGCGGATCGCCAAATTGGTAAACCACCAACTGACGGCGAGCCAGAGGCAGAGTTTCGTCAGCCAAATAGCCTTCGATATCCGCAACAAATAATGCGGCCGGGTTGGTAGCCATGTCTCATGCTCCATATCCGCGGCCCCTGCCGCGATCAGATTTGAATACCGTCCAGCCGCTTTGCGCGTGCCGTCCTATCGTCCGTTCCCCGGCGCGTGGGCCGGACATCGCTGCCGCCCTGCGACGGCCTGACTGTATTGCGGTCCACCCGCTGCCGCGCCTTGTCCCGCTCCTTGGCCGTCAACTTCGGATTCTCGGCCATGTGCTTGCCTACCAGCCAGTAGAACAGGTCGATTCGCGATACCGCCTGACCCATCTGCAGGCGCTTGTTGAATTCTTCTTCAACCCGGTCTTTCCAACGGACCATGCGCTGATCGGCTTGCGCGCGCTCACCGTATGCGGCTCGATCAGCTGCTGCCGCTGCATTGACCGTGTTTACAAAGTCCCGGCGCTGCTGCTGAGCGATGAACCGCTGCATCCGTGCATCGGCTCGCTCCGAACCGTCGAGCAGCTGCAGGCGCGCTTCGAACTCTGCATCCGTTTCCTCACGTGGCCCCGTGGGCTGCGTCGGTCCTGGTTGTGCAGTGCGCCTGGCGGCTGCACGTTCTGCTTCAAGTTCAGCCTGCAAACGGCGATTTTCATTCGCCAGCCGCTGCTGTCGCTGTTCGCCGCGCGGTAGCGGCGGCTCCGGGTCTAGAAAGTCGTCGTCTAGAGCGCCTTCGCCCCCAGCCTCTTGTTCCGCGCCAGCGTCGAGGGCGGCATCTTCGGGTAGGTCGGCGCCTTCTTGTCCGTCTTGCCCGCTACCACCCGCCCCTTGGTCGCCGAACTCGCCTTCTTCTTCATAGAAGTCATCTCCCGCAGACGCCTGTGGCGCCCGCGCTTGCGGTGTTCTGGCCATGTTGGATTTTCCTTCACAAGTGACTAACGGCCACCAGTCGAGAGCACCTTACGGGTGCCAGTCGATACGATGAATTTACTTGCTATTTCTGAACGTTGTCAAGACGGGCAAAGATTCTGGTGAAAGTCTCGTCGGTGCGCTTGGTGTTCTGCATTTCTATCTCGCGCAGCGAACGAATTTCTTCTTTTTGTACGGCGACCAATGAAATCACGTCTCCAAATTTCTGAACTGCTTCCTTCAACTCTTTGATTTCAGTGGCTTGTTGAGTTCCCACTATTTCAAACCTCGTGACGGCCCCAGTCAATTTGCTTGTGACTGTAAACACCGCCCAAAGCACGCCCCCGAGAATGCTAGCAATTCCCAACCCCAACGCAACCCACGCTTCAGCCGGCATTCTCGCCTCACAAAAAAAGGCGGCCCCGAGAGGCCGCCCGCCAAGAAGGGGGGAGGAAAGCCCCTCTAACCTAACACCTTAGAAGTGAAACGCAACCCTTTAGAACTTATAGCTCAAGCGACCGAGCACTGTGTCGATATGGTTGTCGACATGGGCTGATAGGGCAACTGGAACCCCGGTATTGAGAATCACACCCATGGTTGAAGCATTGGTGTTGCTCAGGAAGTAATGCTGATACTCTAGACCTACGATCCAGTTCTTGCTCAGAGCATAATCGACACCTGCGCCAGCCATGGCTCCGTTGGCGACCGGCTTGGTCGAAAACTTTGAGCCATCAGTGAAGGTGACGGTGAACTCGTCGCTAGCCCATGCCCAACCACCCCTGCCGTAAACCATCATGTTGGGTGTCAAAATGTAGCCCAAGCGGCCGCTAACCGACACCAGCGCGTTGGTCTTGCTGTTGATGTTTCCGATAAAGCCCGGGTCCTGCGCTGTACCATCGAGCGTCCCAATGCCACCGGCAAGTTCTCCACCGATGTACCAGTTGCTAGCGATACGACCACCTACGCCAGCATGGAGACCACCAACAAAGCCCTGCGGCGACGTTGAGAATGCGGTTGATCCAGAACCAAAAATGGTCGTCCCTGAACCTACTCCATCGCCATTGTTCCAGCCATATCCTACGGCCCCGCCGATATAGAATCCGGTCCACGGGTCGACATAGGTTTCAATCGCTGGAGCCTTCAACGGTGCCCTGGTCGGAAGATCAGCGGCAAATGCAGACGTTGAGAGCAACGACGCCAAAAGGATAAGAGATCGTTTCATGGTGTGCCCTTTGGAAGGTTGGGAATGAAGTGCACCAAAAGCGGTGTCGCGATCGCAACTATCGTTGTGACCGTGTGCTCATCCATTCCGAAGTTGTAGCCCAGCACGTTGGCAAGCTGCCCACCAGCCATGAT